ATACAGCGACCCTGTGGCTCACAACGCCGTGGGTACGGACAATTCTCACAAACATTCATGCCTTATTCCTTTTCTTGGCTTACTTGCCGCCACAATACTTGCCAGTTTTTGTGTTCGATGTTTTTTTCATTTTACCCATTACCACTTTACCTTATCTGCCCAATAGGCTGCTGAACATTTACCCTTAGCAATATTCTTGGCGTGTCTTGCCTTGAATGACTTACGCCTGGCTTTTTCTGATGCTGTACTAGGGTTTTTACCAGCGCCAGAAACTCCTTGCTGTCCAAAACGAATAGTTTTTACGCTGCCATCCTCGCATTTTGCCACTACAACGTGGCTTTTAGTCGGGTGGCTAGGAGTGCGTTTGGGTTTATTATAACCTGCCACGCCAATTCTTTCTAGTCGGGGGTCTTTACTCATCTAACTCAACCTCGTGAATTTTTGCGTTTTGCAACAAAGTGGTAATCTCATCAGTGTCCATACCAGCCCGCAGACCAGCACTAACAGCTAAAGACATGCAAGCATCCATAACATGCGGCCACTCAATGTCCGTTGTGACCATCATACCAGCTACTTGCATTTCAAGCATCGTATTAACCGCATGCACAATCTCAGAATAATCATCTTCGCTGTCAAGCTCAACATTAACATCAAGCTCTTTTTGTGGAAACTCCACTACATTGTCGGTCATACAATCCATCCTGTGTCTGGTTTTAGACTTTTACGGCTACCATAGCCCCTTGAATATCCACCAGCAATGGCACCGTTGCCAGCAAAGGTCAAGACAAACGCATCAGCAACGTCTGGACTACGCTGTCCACGCCGCTTCATTTCGTCCTTGCTCTCAATCTTTAGCTTGCCATTAGACAGGTACTTGTACCGAATGCCGGTAATCTCCTGTATCAACGCATCATCCTTGGGTATATGGCAATCTCTCGACTCAAACCACTCACGAGCATTCCAGAACAACTCGTCCCGCAGCCGGTTAAACCTGTCCTTCAAACTAGCTGTCTCAGACACAGAAATTGCAACGGCTGGTAAATCCAACTCACGCAACCTGTCAGCAAGACCAGCACCAATACCAATAGCATCAATGTAAATGCTTTGAGGGCGCATCCGGTAATGGCATGCCTCATACTCAGACAGCACAATACCGGCCATCTCCATCAAATCACGGCCTTGATACGTCTTAATAGGCTCTGTAAGTACGTTACCTTGCCGCTTTGCAATGGCACTTCTGTCGCCGCCGAACCGTGCAACGTCCACTCCCCAGACAATCGGCGCAGTGGGTGATTGTTCAGCATCTCTTTTTGTTGCTTCCTCAACCAAATATAGCGGCAACAATACATCATCCGACTGGGTAGGAAACTGACCCAAGACACGAACGCGGAACACATTAGACTCTTCACCGTATTTTTCCTTCATCTCTTCTAGGAATTGCTCAGAAACGGTGGTCGAATCGTAGCAACTTACCGTCATAGCATGCCATCTATGCCTCTGAGAGTGGTGGCTCTCAAAGAAAAATCCCTCAGAACGTGTCGGGTTGCCACACATAACCGTCTTGGCACCCTCTGTAGACATGGCACCCTCACCAACCTGGAAGACAATATCAGGGATACCAGACGCCTCTTCGCACAAAAATAGCATATTCTCGGAGTGAAAGCCCTGCAAAGCCTCTGGGTTCTCCCTGCGACTTGTTCGCGCAACCGCAAAACTGTCACTAGCACCCCTCAAGCTAATCTTGTCACTCTTGAACTCCAGCAGGTTCTTAAAGCCCTCTGGCAGCTTTCGCGCCCATTTGTCAATCTCAGTCCATAAAACATCGCTCAACTGATGCGCCGTGTTCGCCGTAACAGCAACTTTGCACGGATAATGCGTCACTAGCCACCACAACACTAGCCAACTCTGAAACGCTGTCTTGCCGACACCGTGACCAGAGGCAATGCTAACCCTGTCATTAGTTGCAACGGCCTTTAACGCCTCGGCTTGCCACGGCTGCGGTTTTGCCTTGAGGATGCTGGTAACGAATAAAACTGGGTCGCTGTGAAGCCTAACAAGCAGGTCGGTGTTCTCAGTCTTCTCAACCTTGCTCATTTCTCTTCAGCCTCACCGTCAATGGTCTTGTCCTCTAGCTTCTGAGCCTCAATCTGGGCAGCGGCAAGTTTCAACTCGTCCACAAAGCTGACAACCTTATGCTCATGCTCGACCTTCTGGTTCTCACCATAAAAGCGGGGGTACAACTTCGCAGCACGCCACTTGTAAGTGTCAATCACAACTCTTGCCTGCTGGGCATCTAAATCACCATAGCGCATCTGCTCAATAGCATCGTCAATGTCATCGTCAATCTTCTGCGCCCGCAACTCCATAGCCAAACGGTACTTATCACGGAACTCAGCGTCATCTCGTAACCAGCGGCTAATCGTCATGAAACTAGGCATGCCCTCAATAGCACACGCCTTACGCGCCGATAAACCGTCAGAGACAAGCTCTATAAAGCTATCACGCAGCTTTGAAGCTAATTCTACGTCCATAGGCTTGCGCCCAGCCTTCTTCTTCATGCAGTACCTCCTGCCACTACATAACTGCTTTTTGTTAGCAGTGCAATAGTTGCAACGGCTAGGGGTGTCAAGGGGGGTATATTGTTGAAGGGGGGTGGGGGACGATTAGAAGTGGATTAGAAGGTACTATTATATATTTATGCCGCCCCCCGCGCACGATTGAAGGGGGGGTTAACCAAAATCCAGTTAACCAGGCAGACCTGTGACATTTTTGCAACACTGTTGCCCATTTGCAACGCTGACTGTGGTATAAATACAACACCTGTTGCATCCAGGCCCGCCACGCCTTGCGCCTGTCCTGCGGCATCCTCGCGCGTGTTGAGTTAACCGAATGTTGGTTAATCTTTGAACAATCCCCTAACCCAACCCATTCACCAACCCAACCCCAACCCAACCAAATCCCCGCAAACCCTTGTGCCGTTGCAACTTTTTTCAAAAATCGTGCGTTTTTTTTGTTGATTAATGTTAAATATAGATTAACATCCTATATATAGAGTGAATCAAAAGAGGGTTAAACAATGGAAACATTCACAAAATTAGAGACCTACGCTTGGGAATGTTTAGGCTTATCCGAAGATGCCGCCGCGGCAACAACTAGCCATGCGATGCTAGAATACTTGGACAATTGGCGTTGGGAGACTGCCGGAAGAAAAAATGACGATGACCTTTCAAACATGGATTTAGCTTCAATGGTTGATTATGTTGCAAGCCGGATTCGCGAAGACCACAACATAAAAGCGGAATCTGTCGAAATATACAATCAATTAAAAGCCATAACAGTTAACTAAACATTAGAGGGAAAAGACAATGAAACCATTAACCAAAACACAAATGGCCGTGCTGGCTGGCAAATCTGTTTATCATTCGTTGCGCGTAAAATCCGTTGCCGATGGTATGGCAAAAACCGAACGCGCTTTGAAAGCTTCAACAAATGTAAAGCTTGGCAAGCGCGTCACAAAAGGAAAGCTTTCCGGCTTTCCCATTCTTACATTAACATTAGAAGAACGCGCCACATGTCCGGCTTCATGCATTCATTGGGCTGATTGCTACGGCAATAACATGATGAACGCCACCCGATATGCTGGCGATGAAGCATTATTGCAGCAAATCGAATCCGATTTGACGCATTACCAAGCCAAATATCCGAAAGGCTTTCTTGTCCGGTTGCACGTTCTTGGCGATTTTTTCAGCGTTGCCTATGTCGCGCAATGGGCAAAATGGCTGTCAATGTTTCCGGCTTTGCACGTCTATGGATATACCGCAAATCAATATGACGCTATTGACAGCAAAGAACGCGCTATTGGTGAAGCTTTGCTTTCGTTGCGCTTGGCTTGCGGCATTCGCTTTGCTGTTAGGTTTAGCGGTTCATATACTGATAGCTTTGCAGCATTATCTAATGACGATAGTCGCAGCAATGCCTTGTTAGCTGAAAAGAAAGCTTTCCTTTGCCCTACGCAAATCAGCAAAGAGACTGGAAAGCTTGCAAAGAAAGACGAACAGACACTCGCGCCCGATTGCGGTTCATGTGGCCTATGCTGGCAAGCTTCAAAGCCGGTTGTATTCTTAACCCATTAGAAAGGAAACAAACCAATGTATGTATACCGTAACAAACAAGGCCAAATCGTAAAATTTATCAAGCCTGTATCGCGCAAAGCGCAAGCCATACTAGGCTTTAAAAACATACCACAAAAGCGCAAGGCATAAACAGGCTGGCAGGGATTCCCTGCCGCTTTATAGCCGCTAGGCGATTGTCTAGCGTCTATATGGCGAAAGCCTAAAACGAAACCAAAAGAGGGAAAGACAATGGCAACAAATAGAGTCACAAGAAAAGATTTAGATTTTTTGGTCAATAGAGTTAACGCCAAACTAGGTTCGGCTTGGCAATTAGATAATAACCCTATCTATGGTGGGTATGAGTTATTAGTCGAAGATGCTAGCGATTGCTTTGTTCTATTTGGCAGGGTATCGCCCCGCGAAATGGATAGCTTTTTAAGGGGGATTTTGTATGGCTATGATAAAGGGGCAAAACAATGAAAAAAACTAACTACGATTGCGGCAATTGCAATCACCACTGGCAAGCTGAAAGGCTGGAAATAGTATGCCCCGAATGCGATTCGTTCTATATCATGGCAAGCAATGAGTGGGATTATCACGACAGCCGCGAACCGCTTTTTGAAGACGTCCAGCCATGACTGCCCGCGATATCATAGCGTCATGCCTTGGCATGATTGCGCTGTTCTTGGCGTTGGCAGTCGTTGGCAACGACACCGCCAGCCTTGGAACCTTGCTATTGCTATTGCTGGCGTTCTTTGTTGCAATTTTTGCGGCATTATTGGTCAAATTCGCTTGACCTATTTATCTGCGCTGTTAATCTATGTTGAATAACCAAGAAGGGAAACAAAACATGAAACACAATCTGAAACAAAAATCGGTTGAAAAATCGGTTGTCCTATCGGTTGACCGTTCTGGCATTCCGGTGAATGTGGCGGCAAACCTCATTCCAAAAAGCTGTGACATCAATGACTATATCGAAGCCATTAAGACGCTGAAAGCTTTTGGTCTGTCTGACCGTTATGGCGATTTTATGATTAACGAAGCTGAAAGCCAGCTATGGGGTGATGACAAATGAAATACCTAGTAACAATTTCCCAGACCATTGAGGTTGAAGCTGAGAACGTAGGTTGTGCCGAAATTTTAGCACTTGATGCGTTTGACTTTGGCAGTTCGTATTTTGAAACAGAAGAGGTAACAGAAGATGCCTAGATATTCAATTGAGACAAGCGCGGTCATAACGCAAACGGTTGAGATTAACGCCGACAGCATCGAGACAGCGCAAGAATGGGCGATGGATTTGCTCAAACGTCAATTAGAAGATTATCAAAAAGCCGCTATTTTTGAGTCGAACATCCATCATAGCACGTTTGAGATTTACGAATATGAAACCATGCAAGCTTATGGAGTCGAATAATGGATAGATACGAGGAAGCATTTTACGCCGAAGAACGCGCCAAGCAAAGCAAGGCTGGCATCGGTTCGGCGTTAGAGTTTGTCTTGTGGGTTAGCGAATGTGACCCGCAAGAGTCGGGGATAAATGGCAAAAAATCAGAGCCAAGCGGCTCAAGGCACAAGCTAAGGGTTTACGCAATATGACAGATGACCAGCGCGAAGCGGTCAAGTTGGCACAAGAGGCCATCAATAGCTTTGTTGGCGAATGGACAGAATCATTCGACATTTATGGCCCAGAAACGCCGCGCAAGCTGCAATCGGCATTCTGGAAGCTTCAAAACGCTTTTCAGATAGAGGATTAGACAATGAACGTGCTATCGCTTTTTGATGGTATGGCTTGCGGTCGCATCGCTCTTGAGCGTTGCGGCCATAAGGTTGACCGATACTTTGCCAGCGAAATTGACAAATATGCTATGAAGGTTGCTAAGGCTAACTATCCAGACATTGAGCATCTTGGTGATGTTTGTGATGTGATGTGGCCAGAAACCTTTGAAGGCATAAATATTGACCTTTTAATCGGTGGCAGTCCTTGTCAGGGATTTAGCTTCGCTGGCAACCAGCTAAACTTCGATGACCCACGCTCAAGGCTTTTCTTTGAATATGTTAGGCTCTTGAAGGAAGTTAAGCCACGCTATTTTCTACTTGAAAACGTGCGGATGAAGCAAGAAAGCCAAGACGTTATTAGTGAGGCGTTAGGCGTTAAACCTATCGCCATCAATAGCAACTTAGTGTCAGCGCAAAATCGTCACAGGCTATATTGGACGAATATTCCTTTTGTATTTATGCCAGCAGATAAAGGTGTTGTATTGGAAGACATCTTAGAAGACGGCCTAGTTGACCGCGATAAGTCGCATTGCCTTGATGCAAACTACTGGAAGGGCGGCAATCTCTCCTGGGTTTGATTCTAGAAAAAGGGTTTTTCACCCAAAAGGCAAGTCTCCAACACTTTTATCTGCTAGTGGCGGCGCACATCAACCCAAAATATTGCAGACTGGACACGGCTTTAATGCTGGCGGGTTAAAAGCATTTGACGGAAAAACGCCGTCAATGACGAAATCCTCTTGGGAACACAACAATCATCTCACTTTTGACGAAGGATTAACGTGGCGAAAATTAACTTGCGTTGAATGCGAGAGGCTTCAAACAGTACCGGATAACTACACCGCCCACGTTAGCAACACACAACGCTATAAAATGCTTGGTAACGGCTGGACGGTTGACGTTATCGCTCACATTCTAAAAAATATGGAGATGGACGATGTTTGAGGCGTTAGTCGGTATGTGCATCATCCTATCGTCAAATGGCGATAGGGTGAATCCTTGCTGGATAAAGCAGGACAAGAAAATCTATATGTCCAAGCAGGCTTGCGAGTCGGACGCTAGACGGTTAGAGCGCGAATATGTCAGCCGTATGATTAAAAAGTCAGACCAGCCAGCAACGGCGCACGTTGTATGCTCACCAATGAAGGGAAACCAATTATAATGCCAAAAGCAAAACCACAAACGGTTA